TCACAGTTCTCGTTATCGCACTCGAACTCATAAGTTGGCATCTGGATCGACCTCACATGTTCTGCATGTTTCGGTGAACGCCCATGCGCCACACATCTTGCATCTCATAGGCTCTAGTTTAGCAAGATCATTACTCAAATCACCGTAACCTGCTCTAAGCAATAGATCGACCAGATCACCAAGCCGCATAAAGGCCAAATAGTCTTGGGGACTACCTTCTCCTTGACCATTAAGACGGCAAGTAACGATAGGCAACCCACCAGTTTTAGCTGCCCTCTTTGTGACCTGATCGATCCATGCTTTTGGTGCGAAGGTGCTGCGGCTTTTCACTTCCATATCGAACGGGACATGGAGAATGTCTTTGCCAGCACCTCTTCCGACGTCTGCGTGTGGCCACCATTCCGATAGGAACTTGGCGACCACTCGCTCCGTCTTGAAGCCCCGGTATTTACGGCTTTGTGAGGCCATTGACCGCGTGGCATTTAGAGCATGACCAGCTCTTATTAATAAGGTTTACTCTTATGTCTTTGTAAGGAATAGATTCGTTACAGATGCAACATCTAGTCGTGAATGTAAACTCTTCTAAGATGGCTTGCACTTCTTTGGATCGTTGAATCTCATCGTCAGTTGGGAATGACTCCCACTCACCATCTTGGTTCATAAACTGTAAGCGTCCCATTATGCTCTCGCCTTCTGTCGTTGCCATGCGCCTTCTTTGTTGATCTCGTACCAGATTACATCGTTGGGAGATTGGCATCGAGTAAGTTCACCAGTTACAGCATAAGGACACTTGAAATGGCCCCAAGGCTTACCTGCTTTAGTTTGACCCGTCTTCCAGATCATGTCGCCATGTTGGCACCGGGGAATGTCCTTCTCGGTCTGGCCGCCAATGATTTCTTTCACCGTCGCAACGGCTTCCCCCATTGTGGGCGGCATAGTCGCTGGCTTGATAGTCCATGGATCCTCTTCCTTTACTACTGGAATGTAAGTGCCAGATGTATCTGCCATCTTAGCCTTTACTTCATCGATCGTAGCCTTTACTTCTGACGCCTTTGCCACCTTGCTCATTTCTTCGCGGCTAGGTCTTTTTCCTTTTGTAGCATAACCCGCAGAAGCCAATGCACGACCAATCGCGGAAGTCTCTGCATTTTCAAGTGCGCTAGTCGCATTAACACCTCGACCCGAGATAGTTTCTTCTGCGAGGCCCGAAGACCAAGCGTGTTGATCGACTTCAGTTCTGAAGATGTAAGCTTGAACGATAAAGCGCGTAGCACTCGCCTCAATGATTTTAGTATCGATACGGCCATCTGGATGATCCTTCCAAAACTTGATTAGACGTTCTTCGACTGTCTCGTAATCTTCTAGGTTAAACATAGAGCTCATTCTCCTCTGTGTGTAGTTGTCCTGCTATTGCCATATAGGCTGCACCGTCGATGTATGTATCGACTTTTCCCGACTCCATACTCCGTGCGAGCTTGACCAAGACCATGCATGACGCCACTTGATAATCACTAATAGGCATCTCGAGGAATGCTGACCAGAGTCGTGCTGTTCTGGACATATTGTCTGACGGGTGTCCGTAGTCCATTCCACGATCTTGTATTGCTGCTTTTGCTTCATTAAGGAATTCACTTGCATTCACACTCTCACCTTATCTCTTGACTCGTAGTAATCCCGGACTGCCTTACGTCCTTTGAGATACCCTATCCTCATGCCGACAATACGGCCAACATGGAAGTACAGAACGGCCATAGCAATCATGACCATAAAATCACCTAATGATGGATCGAACATTTTGCTCCCTTATCGGTTGGTTGGCCCGATGAGATAAGAATGCCAGATGGCTAGGCTAGGTCAATAAGATTTTGATAACGAAACGGTAACAATTCTGAGTCATCCATGTGGTCATCAATGTCCCGATCGAGGTCGTTATCTAGGTCGTCCATAGCGACGGCCGTGGACTTGGAACGTGCCATCCTTCTCAATGTAGATAAGATCGACCTGAACGTTTTTGCCATTCTCGGTAACGATTGCGAAGGCTTGTTGCCAGTTAGGCGTAGAGACGTATTTAGCGGCCTTTAGGTCCATTGCATGTCCCACTTCAACTCCATGGAGAACACGCCTTAGAACGCCGTTAGAAGCCTCAGAATGGGCACTTCTACCAGCCCGATGCGTGTGTCCCATGATAACGTTCTGGCCATGACGCTTGGCTTGGTTAAGAGCTGATAGTCCGGGGTTTGGATTAAGACTTCCTAAATCACCATGGATGGCAATCCAGCCCTTCGCGATGGGCATTGGGGTCGTCCAAAACTTGACTCCCATCTCATCGAGTTTAAGAAACTTTTCGAACTTCAATTCTGGCAAGGATAGGAATGCTGGGATCTTCTTCATGATCACTTTGTATAGTCGATCCGTGTGATTAGAACGCACCATGTGGGCTTCCTTGGAATACTCGAATAGCGACCATAGAACATCGACTGTTCGATCGCGGTCCTCAGCTAGTGTCTGCTCGTACCATCCGGGAGTGTTCTCGGTCCAACGGCTGATCTGGGGTAGGTCGATTTCATCTCCGATTGTAAGGACAGCATCGGGGCGAAATGCTTTAATAAATAGACTGAGATTGCGTACAACATGGGAATCTTCGTAGGGACATTGCAGGTCTGGAATGACTACGGTTCGTTTCATTAATCCTCATCGTCGTCTTCATAAGGTAGGCGATCCACTCGGTCGGGGATCGATGGCAGAATCCAGTCTGGGTAAGAGTCTAAATCACAGATAATCGCTAGACATAGATCAACGGCAAAACCTGCACGACGCAGGGACTTGTAAAACTCGTGCATGGAAATAGCATATTGATCAAGCTGTGAGTAAGTATCGAGATCGATGACTTTCTTTCGTGCCATAGGTAAAGTGTTACTTACCTAGTAATTCGATAATAGTATCGACACGCGCTTCTAGTCGATTTACTTGATCCTTAATCGATGAACCGCCGTTGGGCTTAAGTTCTGCGAAGTAGTGCTTAATCATGAATTGCGTATATGCAGCCATACCACCAAGGACGCTAACAATACCCACAGCCCAAGCAGCAAGGTCACTCGGACTCACTTTTTCTTTTCGACAGTATCGACTGCCGCCTCTAGTGCATCTGCCACGATATCGCCTACGGCCTTCTTAGCACGATATGACTTGATCGCTGTACGGATCACAGGAATTGCAATGAGTCCTAGTGTTGCGTAGATAATTGCTTCCATTATTCCTGCTCCTCATCTGGTAGATCGATTTCTTCGACGATGTTGTTATTTGGTTTGGTTGGGTCGTAGCCGCCGATGCCGTATGTAATTACTTTGGTCATTATGCTTTCCTAACTAAAGGCAAAGTAACTGTAGTTGAAAACGACGGAGATGAAGCGTTAGCAAAAGCACCAGTCACGCTGGCTTGACTGTAACCAGCATTATTAGTGCTGAAAGCAATGCTAGCAACAGGCATACCTAAAGAAGAAACACCTTGAGTTCCGTTTAAGCCAATAAAAGTATTAGTAGTTGCACCAGATTGCGTATTAGTAGCAAGCCAATAAATGCCAGCAGATAAAGATTGATTGATTGTTATAGTGTACCCAGTTGATGCGGCAGTTGCACTAACTGTTCCTGCATCTAAAATTAATTGATCTGGCTTGTTGTTGGTGCTTGAATAAATGCCTAACCTAACCGTGGCTGTACCAGAAAAATTGGATGCGGTTCCAATTGCAATTCTATCTACTGTGCAATCAGATGGAACAATCAATGGAGAATAATAAGTTGTGTTTACTACATTAGTGAAAGAACCTGTGCCTGGAAGTGTTCTGTAGTATTGACCAGTAACCCAATCAAGCATTTTCCAATAACCAGCATTGTAAGCAGTTCTTACCGCTGCTGGAGTGGCAGCAGTAGTAGTTGAAGTTGAGGCTACTGAGTCAGTAAGTTGCAGCGCTCCAGCAGCAGAAGTAGTACCAGTCGAAATTGAAAGATTAGCAGCTGATGAAGTGCCAGCATTGGTAAGTGGTGCATTGACTGTAACTACCCCAGATGAACCTGTTGCACCTGTTGCCCCTGTTGCACCTGTTGCACCAGTTGCGCCTGTAGCTCCAGTATCGCCCTTATCGCCTTTGTCGCCTTTTAAGCCAGTTTCACCGATTGGGCCTGTTGCACCTTGTGCGCCGGGGTTGCCTTGAGTTCCCTGTAAACCTTGTGGGCCTTGAGGACCTTGTGGGCCTGTCGGTCCTGCTGGACCTGCTGGACCTGCTGGGCCACCCGGATCTCCTTGATCGCCCTTCTCGCCTTTAGGACCGGGGAATAGGTTATTAGAACTTATAGTTACGCGACCCATTATTTACCACCTAGCATCGGGATATTAAAGAACGAACCATCTGTATCGCCCGCTTTAGTGAAAGAACAATGCAGATGGGCATTATGCGGATTAGATCCCTTGTAAGGTCTCCAACGCCAGCCCATGCGAGACGATGCAATTCGTCCTGCGAAGATGATGTAAGCAATTCTCTTCTCTCCAGCCTTGGCCGCGAGTCGAATCTGATCTGCAATATCTGGCATGAGGTCGGGCTTGCCTGACTTATGGACATCTCGATCGACATCGATGGCTCTAACAATTCCAGTCTCTTGATCAGGATTGTGGTCACTAGGACGCGCTGAATGACGGAGATCGCCGATCCAACCATCGGAACGCCTATCACGATCAGGGAAGGAGTCATCGAACTGTTCTCTGAGTTGTTGGCCAGCCTTGCATAGAATTGGTTTCATTATCCGAAGATCGCCTGTGCTTCTTCGAGGTTGAGTCCAAGTGCCTCAAGTTTGGCAATAGCAGAAGCCTTAGCTGCTGCCTTGTCTGCGATGGCCTTAGCCTCAGCGGCTTCAAGTCGCTTGATCTCGTCTGCAATTTCTTTCTTAGTTGGAGTCTTAACTCCTTCTGTGTACCAGACGATTGTAGAAATATCTTCATCGTTAATAGTAAACTGTGCGCCGGGGCAAAGTGACTGGAGTGCTTCAATGATCGTCATACTAGGATCTCCATCGCTGTAATCTGTGCGTTAGAACTGCCGTTAGCCTGTAAATTGGAAATTGTAAAAATGTTATTCATTTGCACTTTGTAAGTGGTTGCACTAGTTGTAGCTGGAGAATCAAGCCAATGAATGTTCGGTGTTTGATAATTGACCAAATATTGAGGCGGAGTTCCACCGCTGAAATACGATCCAAAGATGTTTGAGTAGAGAGAAGTTGATCCACGAACGAGCTGTAACTGCCCGACTGAATAGGATGTTGTTCCTTGTGTTGTTGTAAATTGGCACATAGCAAAAACAAGAATCTTGCTTGTTGATAGTGTTGGAGTAATTGTTACGCTCAATCCAGTTACATCAACGTATCCTGAAACTGTTGAGTTTGTGGTAGTTGTAGTCGTGCTAGTTACTACCTGACCGATTCGAGGGGTTGTTGCTATTGTTCCCCACACGAAGTCCATGTCTGTTCCAGAAGCCTTCTTGAGTACCTGATCTGTCGTGCCACCCTTGAGATCAACCAAGGACGTATCGATAGAGTTGCCAAGGGTACGGATCGCTAATGCGCCATCCTTGACGTAGCCTGTGTTATCAGGTGTCGTCCATCCGAAGTTAGTTGTTGTTGCCACGCTTGCCCCTAGTCATCGTAAGTGTTCCATTGTACCGCAGCGCCCACGCCATTCCATGTAAGAGACGCTGAGACGTCCTGCCATCGAGTAGGTGTGAAACTGTAGGTGTAGTCAGTTGTGTTAAGCGTCAAGATCATCTCGTATTGATTGATCGAGAATGTGTAGCCCTCGACGAAGCCTCGATAGGTTGTGTTCTTTAAGGCGATAGGTAGGGCTGTTACTTGGATTGGCTCGCCCATACTCATCGAGATATAGAAGTCCTTAAGAACGTCTGAGACATTAGATGAGTTGATCGGGATCGTGAATGAGCTGAGAGAAGTCCGAGGATAGGCTCTAAGGGTTACATAGCGATCTGCCTGTGTCTGGGCATCGGCCGCATTGTGCAGTTCAGTAGAGATCGATCCATCTACCTGCCCGAAGTCCGAGATACTTGTGGCATCTGTGGCAGTCTTAGTTCCAGAGTGATAAGTAAGAATAAGGTTATTCAGGATATCTGCCAGAGTCTTCTGGCTTGAGACGTTACCCCAGAGAATGTGATTGTTGGGGATGACTGTGTATCCGTTGGCCTTCGCGTCATTGGTACGACGGGACTCATTAGCAAAGCCGACTTCACCTTCTGCCGTTTCATAGATGTAACCGAATGCCTGTTGGCCGAATGATGCAGCTAGTGAGTAGGCATCTGCTGGCGATCCCGGACGAGCCGCGAACTCGTAGATCGCTGGAGTATCGACTACATCGATCGTCTGCCCGGCATCTGTAAAGATACGGGTCATGCGTAGTGAATCCATCTCTTTAGGAAAGTTTGATCCACCGATGATTTTGCGAGACATCTGGGAGAACGGGCCAACGGCTGTGATCGTTTGGACTGCATTAGTCCCGATTGTGCCTGAGCCTGCTAGGTTGTTATCGACGCTAGTGATCTTGCCTGTAAAGATCGTGACGTCTGTGCCTGCAACGTTCTTGACCTTGATTGAGACCACGTTGTTCATCTGGAAGTCGTAGTCTGTGTTATTGGTATTTAGGATCGAGATACGAGCATAAGAAGATCGAGCCTGTTCCCAGACTGAAGTGCGACCATAAGAAATCTGAACGTCTGAGAGAGTGATTGATTTACGATCTACTCCATCGACTGTGATGGTTGGTTGGGGAGTCCAAGGCATTATGCACCCACCAGTAGAGAGGCTCCAACCTTGTTGAACGTGCCAGAGAGAGTCGCTTCACGATTGAGAATCTGAGTGATCTGACGAGCTGTGGAGATTGGATCGATTGCGCCATTAACGGTGATATTGATGACGTTGCTACCACTACCGCCAAATGCGCCATTAGGAATGATTGTGCCTGAGCCTGAAGGCGTGAATAGTTCTGGACCCTTCTCGCCTACGAGATAGGTCGTACCGCCTGCTACAGGGCCACCAGAGGCTTTACCACCGCCGAACATTCCACCGATAGCACCACCGATCTTTGAGCCTAGACTGATGAGTGTCTGGAATCCTCGAATCAAGGCTCCGACTACATCGACGACAGCTGCGATTGCAGTTCCAATTCCTTGGATAGCAAGCTTGAATACTCCACCCAGGAATGGAGCAAGGTACTTCTGAATGAATTCTAATAGGGCTTGAAACTCTTCTTTGTTATCTGCTACTGCACCCTTGATGCTATCGAATGCTGACTTGATGCCTTGAAATACTGGGATGAAGATTGACTTAGCAGCTGTGATGAATCCATTAAGTGTTTTGCTAATTCCCTTTTCTCCACCGATTGACTCGATGAACATCTGGACGCCCGGCACTACCTTCTGAACGATGAAATCAATCATTGGAGTAATTGCATTAAGAATGAATACGCCGACAGTCTCCTTACCTTCATTGAAGGCTCTCTTAAGGCGATCCATCTTGCCTTGGAATGTCTCGGCTTGCTTTGAGGCTTGTCCCTCGAATGTCTTAGATAGCGATGCAGTAGCCGCGTCGAAGTCTTTAGTCTTGATGATGTTCTCATCGATGCCGCCGCCTAATTTCTTAAGGCTTGCGAAGTTCCCGTCCTGCGCTTTGGCTAAGGCTTCTGTTACGGCTTGGAGTGACTTGCCTGTACCAGCTGCAATATCGATTGCGAGAGTCTGTAGCTTCTGGGCTTCCTCGACTGATTTAGTTGATCGAACTAGACGATCTAGGCTTGGACGAAGTTCATCATCTGTGATGCCTTTAGCCAGAGAAGTCTTGAGGATGTAATCTTCAGTAGCCTTGATCTGGGCATCTGTAGCACCCGTAACGTTCTTAAGAGATGTTGCTAGGCGTAGTTGAGCCGCTTCATCCTCGATTGCGGCCTTGACTCCATCGATGGCTAACTTGCCAGCGTAGGCGACTGCTGCCGCTCCTGCCGCTGCGAATGCTAATCCTGCTGCCTTACCGAACTTGCCGATCTTATCGCCGAATGATGAAACCTCATTGGAGCCTTTATTGAGGCTCGCGCTAAGGTCTTTGACTTCTCCAAGGATTGCGAGTTTAAGGGTTCTGCTATCTGTAGCCACTAGAACTCCTTAAGAATCTTTGAGAAGGCATCTTGCCATTCCCGAATAATATAAGGCTGGATAGCCTTGAGTGTTGGATAGATGAAGTAGCCATAGTTACCTGATCGGAAGCGTGGAGTCCTAGCAGGAAACTGCTTAAACTTGTTCGAGCCGAACTCCATGCCACCCCAGAGTTTTTTAGTATCTGCTCCACCAGAGAATCTCTGAGAAGCGAACCCTAGGCTGATCTCACCTACCTTGGAACTTTTGGAAACCTTGCCACCTTGAGCAATACGAACTGCAACCTTAGTAGCCACAGTTCGAGTGCCAGAAGCCTTCTGAATCTGACCTAACGCATAGTCGGCTAGTGCGCCTGAAACCTTCTTGGCTTCTTCGACTGCCTTCTCATCCATAGCCTTGAAGGCGCGGATCACTTCTCGGATTTCTTTCCGATTGTAAGCCTCGACCTCAGCTTGGTTCATTACGCTCCTT